ATGCAATAGATTGGGTAGTTCATTATAAGGATGAAAAATATATAGATGAACATAACATTTTTAAGGCTAACTATGATGCAATGCATGAAGCCCTTGATAAATTAATGGTAACACCTGAACATATATTAATAGACGGTAATTATTGGAAATATTACACCGATAAAGAAGGAAATTATATATCACATACAACAGTGGTAAAGGGTGATAATAAGTTTACATCTATTGCGGCTGCTTCTATATTAGCCAAAGTATCACGAGATAATTATATTTATAAATTTTGTGATGATTATCCATTATTAGATGAACATTATAGTATACGGAGCAATAAGGGATATGGAGCAAAATCGCACATCGAAGGTATTAAAAAACACGGAATTACAAAATGGCACAGAAAATCATTTGGATTATGTAGGGAAGCATCATTAAATAAAAAATTTATTTAAAATATATGTTAAGAACAAGTAAAATTGATTTAAAAATCTACTACTTTTTAAATAGTTATATAAAAACATGAAAGTACTCGTATTTGATACCGAAACTACAGGATTACCTAAAAAGTGTGCCAGTCTATCCCACCCTGAATTATTTCCATACATTGTGCAAATTAGTTGGTTAGTTTTTGACGATGCAACGATGAGAATTACCAATATTAACGATCATGTTGTATTACTGCCCGAAGGAATGGATATTCCTCAAGAAAGTACAAATATTCATGGTATTACAACTGAGGTAATGCGCAAATCAGGTGAAGGTATTAGAGTAGTATTGGAAAGTTTTCAACAAGCAGTAAGAGATAGTCATGTATTGGTTGCCCATAATATTAAATTTGACGATACAATGGTACAATGTGAATGTATTCGAAACAAGCTACCAAATATTATGAAAGAAGATCCTGCTAAAATACAGTATTGTACGATGAATTATGGCAAATCTATTACAAAATTAGAAAGAGCAAGTAAATTTCAAGAGGGAAAAACTTATTTAAAACCACCAAAATTGTTCGAATTACACAAACATTATTTCAATACAGTACCTCAAAATTTACATAACTCCCTCGTAGACGTATTTGTTTGTTTCAGATGTTTTTATGCGATGGTTTATCATAATGATTTATTCGATCCCAAGGTACAGGTTGAGTTGGCAAAGTACTATCAGGAATTAACTCAATTAAATTGAACTTTTTAGAAAAGAACTTTTTAAAAAAGTTCGTAAAACTATAAAGAACTTTTTAGAACTTTTTAGAACTTTTTAGAACTTTTTAGAAAAGTTCGTAAAACTATAAAGAACTTTTTAGAACTTTTTAGAACTTTTTAGAAAAGTTCGTAAAACTTCAAAAAAAATTAAATGTTTTATTTAATTTTTTTATTGTAGTCAAGAATTACAATTTACATATTAACGGAGTCTTAAAACCAAATGGATTGTTGACTGAGATTGTATATTATAATCAGCCAAAGTGCGACCATCTTCCAGTTGTTTACCAGCAAAGATTAATCTTTGCTGGTCAGGTGGAATACCCTCTTTATCTTGAATTTTGGCTTTAATGTTTTCAATAGTGTCCGATTGCTCTACCTCTAGTGTAATTGTCTTTCCTGTCAATGTCTTTACAAATATTTGCATTATACATATACATGTGTATATTATATTTAAGTTAATATATTAATTTATAAATGAGAAATTTTATAGAGCATAATGAAGAGTTATTTTGAAGTGGACGAAAATACAATATTTGCATTTTTTTCACTAAATCCTCTTCTATTGTTTTTACGCTCTATAAATTCTATAAAATTAAATGGTATATCGTAATTACCTTCTTCAAATTTAAAAGGATACATTGTTGCTTTTGTACTACATTGTAAAAGATTACCATCCTCACTGACTTGTATGGGTGTTTGTGGATTATTAAGTGGTAAAAATTCAGATACTTTTTTTGCGATATCTTCTATATTTTCAACTTCAATTCCTATATGGTTCACATTATTTCTATGAATAAGAGTCCATGCTAAATATTGATTTTTTTCATAAATCTGTGTATATAAATCATATGACATAATTCCATTAGGATGCTTAATATGCCATTTAATTTGATCTAAATCTATATTTGTATTTTTAAAGTTTTCATCACATTCTATACCTGCATATGTAGATATAAAAAGTTTTGGAGTACCAATGATACTTTTATCAAAAACATGCAAAGAATTAATATATTCATTATCAAATTTATTTCCCATATAATTCCACCATTCTGCATAAGCATTATGTTTCTTAAAATTGTATCTATCATTTTGTAATCTAAAATTACTGTTTTCATTTGCGTATGTCCTACTTACATCATCGCCCTTAAATGTTCTATGCGCAAGATGATCTATAGTCATTGGTCCATTTTTAAAAATATTTTCATGTATCGATTGCAATTGTAAATTGGTAGATAAAAATTTCCTTAGATAATTCATGTATAATAATAAAAATATTATAAAAAATAAGAAAAAAAAAATTTTTAAACTTTTAAAACTTTTTAATAAAAGTTTTTCAAAAACAAAACTTTTTAAGATCTAATATTAAATTAATTAAACATATTATCCCCCTATGACCCACACATGAGACAATCTTCTTCATAACTTTTATTTAAGTTTTTATTTGCAGGTTCAATTGTGAATTGTTGCGGAGCAGCCTTTGCTTCAGTTCTCAAATAGTATAATCCCGTTTTTAATCCTTTTTTCCATGAGAAGAAATGCATAGATGTTAATTTTTTATAGTTTGGATCTTTCATCCATAAATTCATACTTTGACTTTGACATACGTAAGCACCGCGATCAGAAGCCATTTCAATAATATGTTTCATTGGGATTTCCCATACAATTTTATACTTTTCTTTTATAAATTTTGGGATATAAGGCAATTCTTGGACTGAACCATTATTTCGAACAATATCATTTTTTACATCTTCATTCCATACATTCAAATGAATAAGATCTTGTAGTAAATATTTATTAATACATATAAATTCCCCTGCAAGCGTTCTACGAACATATATGTTACTTGTAAATGGTTCAAAACACTCATTATTTCCTAGAATTTGTGAAGTACTCGCTGTAGGCATAGGAGCAATCAAAAGTGAATTAACGATGCCATGTGTTTTAATATCTTCTTTTAATTTATTCCAATCATAACCCATTAAATCAAGTTCTTCTTTGTTAAAATTCTCCCACATATCGAATTGTAGTATTCCTTCCGATGCTGGTGAACCTGAAAATGATGCATACGGCATGGTTCGTTTGGCAATCTCCATACTACTTTCTAATGCTGCATGATAAATTGTATGAAATATTTTCTTATTAACGATTTTTGCATCGTCTGAATGAAATGGAATATTCATTTTTGCAAAAACATCTGCTAATCCTTGAACACCTAATCCTATAGGACGATGTTTCATATTAGATGTTTTTGTTTTATCAGTTGGATAAAAGTTAATATCAATCACATTATTTAGATTTTCTACAATAATTTTGGTAACTTCGTGAAGTTTTTGATAATCAAACTTAGAACGTAGTATATTAAGAGTATCTGTGAAACCTCCGACATTTTCTCCATTATGAACCAGTAGAGGCAACGTTTCAACTTTATGTGTAGATTTAAATGTTTCAAATTCTGTATTAGTAATTTTGATCTCTTTAAACGTAATATCCTTTTCTTTCAAAATTAATTTTAACATGTCACACCATTTACAATCGTTTTTTGTATATACCACATTTTCACTTATAAATGGTGATTTCGTTTCTACAACAAAATTAGATAACCCAATAGATGCTAAGTTGCAAACGGCCGTTTCGTTTTTGTCACTGTATTCAATGATTTCCGTACACAAATTACTACTCTTGATTGTACCTAGATTTTTCTGATTGCTTTTTTTATTGCATGCATCTTTGAAAAGAAGATAGGGTGTTCCAGTTTCCATTTGAGAATCTAAGATTTTAAACCAAATATCTCGCGCTGAAACGGTATTATTTCCACGTCCTTCTTTTTCGTATTTTTCATAAAGATTATTAAATTCTTCTCCATAACAATCAGCCAACCCTGGACATTTATCCGGACACATTAGGGTCCAATCTCCATTTTCACTAACTCTCTTCATAAACAAGTCGGGGATCCAAAGAGCATAAAATAAATCTCTTGCACGGGCTTCTTCGTCCCCGTGGTTCTTTTTCATGTCTAAAAATTCTATAATATCACCATGCCATGGTTCTAGGTAGATAGCAAAACTTCCTTGTCTCCGGCCCCCTCCCTGGTCAACGTACCGAGCAGTGTTATTGAAAACACGAAGCATTGGAACAATACCATTTGACGTACCATTTGTACCGCGAATATGAGAACCATGTGATCGAATATTATGAATATGTAACCCGATACCTCCTGCCCATTTGGAAATAGCAGCACAATCCGAAAGAGTATTATAGATACCCGTAATGCTATCATTTTCCATAGCAATTAGATAACAAGAAGAAAGTTGAGGCCTGGGAGTTCCTGCATTGAAAAGAGTAGGTGTTGCATGTGTGAAATATTTTTGGCTCATGAGATCATAAGTAGTCTTAATTTTTTCTAGATCACCTAAATGAATACATACCGCAACTCTCAACCACATATGTTGAGGTCTCTCTATTAATTTACCATTTACTCGAAGCAAATATGCTCTCTCTAGAGTTTTGAAACCAAAATAATCAATTAAATAATCACGATTATAATCTATCATATTTTCTAATTCTTTTTTATGTTTTTTAATAAACTCATACTGTTCTTTTTTGATGATAGGATGATGTTTTCCATTAATATCTTTGAAATTATAAAGCAACTCATTTGCTTCATAAAAGGTTGTTGGTGTGTTTTTTTGGTGATTAGATATAAGAATTCGACTAGCAAGTATACCATAATGAGGATGTGTGGTTATTAATGATGCACATTGTTGTGCTGTTAATTCATCAATCAAACTTGTAGAAATTCCATTGTAAAGTCGGTCACAAATCTTTTGCACCAACTGTGTATAATTTATACTTAACGGGTGTTTACCAAGATTAGGATCTTTACCTAAGTTTTTAAGACGTGATGAGATCTTATCAAACGAGATTACTTCTTTTTTCCCATTTCTTTTAATTACCATGTCATCTTCTACCATATTATATATTATTTAGTTATTCTATTATTTAAACCTATTATTTTCAATTTATTGTAAAAAAAAGTATTAATATTAATAATAATATTAATAACAACTAAAGTGTTTCAGTTGATATATTGATTACTATATTTTTCTCTGTATTTGGTTCTATGATTGGATCTCCTAATATATTTGTGGGTTTGTGGGGTTTTTCTGGTTTTTTCCTTGTTTTTTTAGGTCTTCTGTGTTCATATCCAGTTTCCCGTTCTTCTAAAATAGTTTTCCAAAATTGTTGTAATTTTGGCAGAATATGATCAAACCATTTTTTATTTCTAGGAACTAAAACACACGAATAGTCCATCAAATACCAATAAATATTTTTGATGTATGCCATTTCTTTATTTTTTTCTAGAATAATTTCATACCATTTGTCAAATGCTTTTTCTGAAATATCTACAGGAGGATATTCATAATGAGGTTTATTACCATTGAAGAATTGCACAGTAATTCCTTTTCTCATTCCATTTTCCCGTTGAATAAATGTTTTACCATCTTTGTGAAACTCATCTTCATTTTCATATTCTTTAAAGGTTGTTTCTAAGAAGTCACATTCATCTAAGTCCCATACTTCCATCTGCATCTGCATTTGAACCCAGTATGCTTTTTCTGGAACCCCATCTAATACTCTACTTGTCGGATTTTTTACTTCAACCAATCTACCGTATCTATCATTTGTCGGGTCGATATTGATACCATCCGGAGATGCCCTTAGAAATTTATGAATACTATGTTTGATACATCCAAATTCACCAACTTTTGTATTAAAATCTTTTTCATAATGCATTATAGACAATGGTTCATATCTATGCCCGTTATGACATGGTGAATTTATATTTGAAGAGAACTTTTTATTAAAATCAATAGGTTCGCATTTACTTAATGCGAGGTTATTTTGTTTTGACTGACTGTCGAGTGCTTTGTATAAATCACTGGCAGAAAGACCTTCTCTTCTAAATTCAAACCATTCTTTACTCAATTGTTCAGGTTGTTCCATATTTTCATATGATTTCAACTTTTGCTTAAGTATTTTAACATCCGGTTTATTAACAATATTAGTATTGCAATAGGATCGAAACGCGTTATGTTTATGTAAATATATTTGAATTGCATCCCATAATGTTGATTCATAATGAGTATCCGATTTAAAATAATCGTCTATATCTACATATGCCTGTTTTATAAGTTTATATAAATCTTCAAACATTACAGTTTCAAACCCCTTTTCCTTATACGATTCAATATGCGTATCTATATAATCACTAATGAAATATTGTATGCTTTCTTTAAAATCTTCTATATCTTTATCAGTTGTTTCATCATAGGTTGTTGGTTTTATTTGGTCAAACAGATCTTCTAGATTGATTAAATCATTAAAGTGTACTTGCATGTTATATAAATATAATAACATATATTTATATAAAAATCAATTTATTTTATTAATCCTCTGATACCTTATTAGACGCTTTTGTAGACACTTTATCCTTTTTTACTCGTTTTTTCTTTTTATCAGTGTCCTTTTTTATACGTTTTTCATTTTTAACCTTATTTTTTAAAGGTTTATTACGTTTTGTTGTCTTATTCTTAGGCGCAAGTGATTTTAATGAACTAACTCTTTTATCACTTCTTTTTAATGTAAACTTATTTTTAATCTTGTTAAATATAAGATTTTGTATAGATATAATTTTAAAATTTTCTATATCGTAAACAAGATCTTGTTTTTTATTTAATTTCTTCCTTTCTAGACATAATTTTAAATAAGTTCTAAGTTCTAGTTTTAGTTCATCCGAAATTTTATTTTGTAGTTGATATTCTTCTGTAAAACTGGTAATTAGTTTAATTCTAGTTCCTTTATTTAGTTTGTTCCATGGTTTATTTTGTGTTACTTCTTTTTCTTCTGTAAGAAACCTCTCTATATTCGAAATATTAGGTATTGTTTCAGATATCTTGGAATTATTATTTAAAAGCATCGTTTGATATTTTATGTTTTTAAGTTCCATACATTCGTCACTCATATATATATATATATATGATCAGTAGTTTATATCTTTTTTTTATATATAAATTATTATATAAATATGAAAACAATTAAAATTATTGGAAAAAGGAATGTAGATGGTTTCAATGATGCAAAAAATGAACACAAAAATAAAATAAAAAATAAACCAAAACGAAAAAAAGTGTTGGATATTACGAATAATAATGTTTTAAATACATTAAATAATAAATCTCAGATTGAATTATTAAATCAATTATATTTGGAAGAAAATTATGTAGGAGTAAAGTTTATGAAATGTGAAGTGGAGAGAAAATTAAAAAGTTATAAAAATCAAGATATTAAAAAAAAGAAATATAATGAACATAAATTTATAAAATATGAAGAATGTCTTGAAAAACTAGTAATTAGTAAATTAAAATGCGATTATTGTCAAAAAAGTTGTTTTATTTATTATGAAAATAAATTAGAACCTCGACAATGGACACTTGATAGAATTAATAATGACATAGGACATGAAAAAGATAATAGTGTCATATGTTGTTATAAATGCAATATAAAAAGAGGAAGAATAGATGATAAAAAATTTAAATTTACAAAGCAATTAAGAATAATCAAAGGATTTTAATAATCATGATATAATTTTCCAAAGTAGTCACTTTATTACATATGTTCCTGATCCAAATTTTTGTACAATATACTATTTATTATTTCAATTTAAGAAATTATTAATATATAAAAAAAATGAGAAAATATTTAGCAACTAATGCATTTAATATGCAATATGCATTTATTACACATAGCAAATTTGCACCGAAATATCATATTATAAAAAAACTAGTCAATAAAAATCCAGACACATTCAATAAAAACCCAGACACATTCAATAAAAACCCAGACACATTCAATAAAAACCCAGACACATTCAATAAAAACCCAGACACATTCAATAAAAAACTAGACGAATTGACTGAGAAAAGATTAAAAGAAATGAATAGGGATATATTTCTTTTATAAAATAAAAATATAAATAATATGGAAACTAATACAGAAAAAATAGTAAGTTTTAAATATACCATTTTAAAATGGTCAAATGGAGAGAAATGTGAAAAAAGTTTAAGGAAAGAACCACAAATAATTCAAGGAGAAAATGTTGAACAAGAAATTATAATACAACATGAAACAGTTTTTCAAAATATGAAAAGTGAAGATAAAAATAAAAAAGAAATTTGTAGCGATAGGATTAGAAATAGAGATCCATTAACAACCGGGACTTCCAATCCCTTTATGATACAAAACAATTATTTAGATGATTTATCTAACCAAGATATTTATTTACGACCCAAAGATAGTAATATCAAAAATAATGAGAATAAGTATTTAAAGATGGAGTACAATAAGTAATTATATGAATATTACAAATGGATTACCTACACAAAACAGTCTATTATTAAATAAATTAGCTGTATTTTATAATGAAAATAATAATATGGAAAAAATTTTGCCTATTATTAATGGACAATCGCCATTATCTTTACGATTAATAGATTGGTTTGCTACTAATTATTCTAAGAAGAACTATGTTGTTTATAATATTAAAAAGAGAAATGGAGAGGAACGAAGATTTAAGGTATATATTGATTATAAATTAAAATTAAAGGCTTATTCTAAAAAAAGATTTGATCCTTTTTGTAGATGGGAACGTATAAATATCCCATACAAAGAGAATATGGAAATACAAACAACAATTGGGCAGTTAAATTTTTTCAGATGGGCATTGGAAAATAAGATTTTAGATTATGTTGAGAAAAATCTTGA